TTGTCCGGCGTCTGCTCGGGCGGCGGGGCAGTTTTAGACTGGTAGTCGACCGCCTTTATGAGGCGAAGGAGGGTGAGGTCTCCTCGGGCTTCGAGTTCTCCGGCGAGGTGTTGCGCCGCGCCTTGCGGAACATATACGGCAAGAACTTCCACCCGATGACCGACATCGAGATAAACCTGTTCAACGAGATTTGCGACCGGATAAACGAGGCCGCCCGAAAAGGACTCGACGAATCCGGGACTGTGGATCCGGACGACGACTTCCGCACGGCCATTCTGCGGAACAACGAGGTATTCGCGGCGTTCAAGGTACACCGCATGCAGAACGACATGGCACGCCTGCTGTTGGATTCGAACGGCAATCTAAAACCGTTCGAACAGTGGCGGAAGGAGGTGATGCCCATCGCCTCGCATCAGGTGGGGCAGTGGCTGCGTACCGAATACAATACGGCGGTCTTGCGGGCCCATCAGGCGGCCGACTGGCAGCAGTTCGAGAGGGAGAAGGACGTGCTGCCCAATCTGCGGTGGATGCCTTCCACCTCGGTCAATCCCGGGAAGGATCACATGATATTCTGGGGGACAGTTCGCCCCATCGATGACCCGTTCTGGAACGAGCATCGCCCGGGTGACCGCTGGAACTGCAAGTGCGACCTCTCCTCGACGGACGACCCGGTGACCGAAATCCCCGACTTCACGAAAAAGGACAACCCGCACCCCGGGCTGGACAACAATCCGGGAAAGGACGGCAAACTGTTTTCAGATTCGCACCCATATATAGAGAATGCGTATAAAGGGGCAAAGAAAGCAGTTGATAAGCTGACGGCTCGCATCGATAAAATGATTGCTGAAATGCCGGATAATCTTACAAAAGAAGAAAAGATTGCCATTGCCAGAAATAACCTTGAAATTGAAAAGGCCCTCAAAATTATAAAGAAGAAGCCGATGAGTGTGGAAAAAGCAGATAAGCAGAATGCCAACCCGAATCATGTAGATGAGTTCATTTTGGATTCCAAAGGGGCTTATCAGGACAAAAAAGGGCATAAATACAGAAAAAATAAAAAGTACAACCGAAAGAGGGATTATCCGTTCAGCATAAACTGCCAAACCTGTGCACCGGCTTATGCTTTACGATTAAGAGGATTTAATATTACGGCAAAAGGGAACACTCCGGGTTCCAAACTCGAATATTTAAGCAAAGGACGTGCCTTTGAAGTTTGGAAGAACACAGATGGAACACCAGCGAAACATGTTAGTATAAACGACTGGTTGCGGTCTAAGGATTACTTGAAAATGACACCTCAAAGGTATATGGAATATTTTAACGAAGTCTGTAAGGATGAAGGAGTCTATGAATTATGTATAGGATGGAAAAGTGGCGGTGGACATGCAACTATTTTGCAACGGTTCAAAGATGGAGAACTGAGGTATATAGAACCACAAAGCGATAATTCAAAAGGCTCTGGAATGGAATGGAAAGATATCAAATATTTGTGTGAAATAGGAGCTCCAAACTCACACAATTGTAGAGGCATTATGAGAATAGATAACAAATTATTCAATCTAAATTTCCTTAGTATCTTTAATATATAAGTCAATGAAATCAAAAACAGAAGGCCCGGTTATTTCGACTGCCTCACCTCCCTTATATAAGTACAAAAATGGGAATCCTACAACGGTATCGTCCGGGAGACGAAGCAACCATGCTTTTTGGTTGTCGACATCACCTAGATATTCAAGGTGTCCACCGTACTGTTCCATTACACTACGAGCCTCGTTCTTTACTTGTTCAGGTATGTTCATAACATAATATATTAAAGATAATTTGATACCTCGTACAAAATTACGAATTATTCTTGAATTACTGTACCTTATGGATATAAAAGATTTTGCAAAATTGATAGAACAGAAACACAAGGAGCTGGATGAGATGATGCGCCGTAAGATGCCAGTTGTGGCTGGACGTATGGCCAAAGACCATTTTCAAAACAATTTCCGGTTAGGAGGCTTTGTGAACGGAGGACTGCACCCGTGGCCGAAGTCCAAGCGGCTCTCCTCCGGTAGAACCGATGCCGCCGGCAACTACGACACGCTACTTTCCGGTCGCAATCATCTATTCAAATCAATCAAATACATACCGTCTGACTACCGGGTAAAAATATCGAACGATGTGATCTACGCCCCCATTCACAACTGGGGTGGATCTGTCTCTGTAACTGTTACAGATCGTATGAGGCGTTTCGCATGGGCCAAGTACCGAGAAACCTCGGGCGAAACAAAGAAAAATACGGGGAAGAAAAGCCGGGGAAAGGCGACAAGCAAACGACCAACCAACCCACAGGCGCAGATGTGGAAAGGACTTGCCCTCACCAAGAAAAAGAAACTGAACATACACATTCCACAACGACAATTTCTTGGCGATAGTGAGGAGCTCAACGAAAAAATAGAAAAGAGAATCGAAAAAGAAATCAGAACTATATTAAACTTATAAAATCATGGAAGAAATTTTTATCACCATCATGGAGCAAATCGCCCGTGAAATGCCGGATCTGTCGCTCATCGACGAGGACTACGGCCAATTGGAAATGGGAGCCGACGAAGACCACTACCCGGTCACCTTCCCCTGCGTGCTGATCGGGAACACCGATTCGAACTGGCACGACCTCGGCTACGGGGCGCAGAACAGCGAGTCGTTCATTACCGTGCGCCTCGCCATCGACTGCTACCACGACACCAGTCACGCCTCGGGAACCTACGAGAAAGTACGCGAACGCCAGCAGACGGCGAACAAGCTGTACCAAACCTTACAATGCTTGCAGTGCTCGGAAAACGCATCGCCGCTCGTGCGGGAGAAAAGCCGGGAATATGCGCTGCCGGGATATATCAAGGTGTTCGAGACGACCTTTTCGTTTACGTTGCACGACGAGTCGGCGATGGAATCATAGTGTGGGAAACAGTTCGAGCTGTGAGGCTTTCAGCCGGGGAACTTTCACTTTGGGCAGGGGCTTGAAGTCCTTGTCGGTCCCCTCGCGGGACTTACGCCGGATAATAGCCATGATACGCTCCTCGGAGATAAAGAACTCACGCTCCGACAGAATGCGTAGCGCGTCATCGAACCGCAACCGTTGCACCTCGGTCCAGTAATAGTAACGGCGGCACAACGCCTCGTCCCTCAGCTTGATCAGTTCTTTGTCTCTCCCTTTGCCCATAATGCAAATATAATTGATTTTCACCCGTTTTGTATAAAAAAAGTGCCGATTTTTCACATTTCGGCACTTCCTGTTTAAGGAGTCAACGACTATTCTGCGAATCGCCATCGGCCCCGATTCATGACCTTATTCTTTACGATTCGGTCATTCCCAACGGTATGGGTCTCCACATGCCGTTCCTATCTTTCATCTCGGCGCGGATAAACTGCTTGCTCACCTCCGGCTGGTAGCTCTCCTCGATAATGCGCACACCCTCCATGAACCGTGCGTCACCGGTATCTTCGGCCACCTTGCGCAGCTGCACGATACGGCTGGCCTTTAACGTGCCTTTGGCGTCGCGGCTCAACAGCCGGAACACCATGTTCACCAACGCCTGCGTCTTTTCGTCGTTGGCCAGCGAGGCGATGTACTCCTTCACGATGGCGATTCCGTCCTCTACCGTGTCCCGGTAGCCGTCCGTCACATACACGCCCAGCGTGATGCGTTTGTCGCCCGCGCTGTTGGTGAAGGTATGACTGCGTTGGTCGTTGCGCATCTTCGTTTTAAACAGGTCGGACTTCATGGCAAGTATAGCCTTGAAATTGTCAAGCACCTTCTGTTTGCTCTCCTTGATCTCCTCGCTGATACCCAGCAACACGGGAATGGAGTTCTCGATCTCCTCGTCCACCATCTGCCTGTACATTTCCCGGTCGGCTTTGGCCTTCTCTTCGGCCGCTTTTCTCGCTTTCGCCTGTTGGAAAGCCTCGAACTCGGCCTTTTCCTCTTCCGTCATGAACACGGTCTGTTTGCTTCTCTCTTCCATGATTCTAATTGTTTTTTAGGGTTAGTCACTGATAATCTTGTTGCTTTCTAAAAGGGTCTTGAATGCTTTGTCCCGCGCGGCCTTCGTCTCATACACTCCGTATGTTTTCCACCCTCCGTTGTGCTTTGTGCTGATTTTGATTCTCGGATTCGGATAGTCGTCTTTGCGGATAATGGTGAAACCGGCCGCTTTCACCTTGTTCTGGTCGTTCAGGGTCATGCATCGTCCTCCTCGTAATTTTGCATTTCAGGCTCTTGACAGACCAATGCCGCCTCGTACTGCTCGTAGGTCCATTCGTTGATGTCGCTAAAAAACTCCTCCCGCTCTTCGGCCGACAGCCACGTCGCCGCTTCAAGGAGCTGGATTTTAATCCCGTCAAGGATTTTTCGTGCTTCTGTTTTCATTTCTATTAGTTTTTAGGGGCGTTGGGGTCTATGATTACATAGACGGCCCGGCCCGGTTGTTTCACTTCGTGTTCTTGTCTCTTTTCCGTTTCCTTCACTTTCAGCCCTCCCTTCCGCTCGATGGAGCGCAGCTTTACGGCCAGTTGTTCCAGTTCTTCGGTATCGAGCCGGCCGAAAGGCTTGCCGGCGATCCGGGGATTCAGGCAAAAATCGTTGACCCTTGCCCAGTCCGTGGTGTCGATGCCGATTTTCTGCATGAGTTTCAGACATACGCTTCGGCGGAACCGCAGCTCCTCGCGCAGTTTCTTTCGCCATTCGTCCTGCCCGGTCAGCTGTTCCAGAGCGGTGCAGCACTCGTTGTACTCCGCCCGGGTCATCTCGCGCAGGCTCTCGGTGCGATTCCGTGTATATTGCCTCACGATCGAGCGCTTAAATTCTTCCCGGTCGCCGTAATAGGGCACTTTGCCGAACAGGGCGTAAAACCGGGCGAAATTGGTTACTTCCTGTGCCATGTTCATTCCTCCAATCTATCGGCGATTGCATACATCGCCCAACTCACCATAATAACTTTCACATCGTATCTATCCCTTTCGTCGAGCGAGTCAACCTTGACAACCACCGGTTCCTTAACCATAGCATTCCACACCTCTTCCGCCGTTTCTTTTTCCTCCGGACTTTTCAGTGTCATGATCGACTCAAAGTCTTCCCGGTCAAACTCAAATACGACCTGCACCTTTTGTTTTTCTTCCATAATTCAAAGATTAAACTGGTTTTCGAACAACACTTCGATGCCGCACGAGCTGGCCACGTCGAGCTCGAGCTTGGCGCCCTTCGACAGCTCCCAGCCTCGAAGCATGTAGATATAATCACAACCGAGCAGCAGGGCGATGTCCGCCCGCATGTGCTCCCGCCAATGCGCCTCGTCGGGCAGCCCATTCTTGAACGGGTTCACGGGATTGTAGCCTTTCAAGGCAAGGAATCGTTCCGCATTTCCAAAAGCCGCCTTGCGCTCTTCCAAGTCATAATGGGCTATCGCCCCGCTGATGTACACTTTCTTGTTCATTTTTTTCTGTGGTTTTGTCGTTCGTAAAATTCATTCAATCGTTCTTCCAGTACCACCGTGTAGTTACACAGTTTGCAGCAGCGTCCCTCTTCTTTTACCGGATATGGGTTATACCCGTATCCGATGAACTTCCTGCCGCGACTGCACACGATG